GAGACATTATTCATTACCTCCATTTTTTTATTTATTTAAAATACTATAAAATTGATTATGTCCCCGGTAGTTAAGATATAGTCCGTCGAATTTGTTGCCACAACAAGATTAGTTGTAGACGCAGATAAGGCTGCTTTATTTGTTACATCTTTGCCTGCGCGCAAAATATTGACCACAAAACCTGTCACAGTTTTCCCAACTGGAATACTAACAGTGGTAGCGGTTTGATCAGCAGACACCGCAGTATAAGTGCCAGTAATTATTGCATTTTGCAAATTCTGAATTGCATCACCTAAAGTTGCTTTATTAGCACTTATACACATATTATTTAATTGTTTTTTTTGAGCATCAGTAATAGCCATAATTTAATTCACCTACTTTCTAAAAGTTAACTACCAATCTTATTCCAAATACTTCCTGATTGGTTCTTTTCTTCAACAAATGGTAATCCAATTCTTACAAATCCAACATCATTTGATTTACCTTTAGAAAAACTAAATGCTTCTGCTTTTACTTTATTGACCCAAATATTAAGATTATCAGCAGAGAAAGTTTTTGCTTCTTCGCGTAATTCTTCCATTTTTTCTTTTGGCATAGATTCCATAACTTCTGAAAGTGTATATTCAATCGTAGCCATCATTTGGTTTGCCTCAATATCAGCTTTGAATTTTTTAAGATCCTCATTTTCAGCCATATAAACTGCCATTTTTTCTTCCATATGAGATTTCATTTCATCCATTTGTTTTTGCATTTCATCCATTTTGGATTTCATTTTACTCATATGGGATTTCATTTCTTCTTCTGACATCATCATGGGCATATCTTTATCTTCTGGCATTTTGTCTTCTTGCATCATCATTGGCTTGTCGTCTTTTTTCATATCATCTTCGGAATGTTCTTCCTTAGACATTTTTTCCTTGCCTTCTTCTGTAAGTTCTTGATTTTGCTCTGCTTGTTTTTCATTGAGTTCTGCCTGTGCAGTTGCAGATGTATTTTCATCAGATGTCATATTTTCTTGTTCTATTTCAGGTTTTTTCATTTCTTTTTCAATCACTATATCTTCCTCCTTTTTCATTTCTTCTACTTGTGGATTTATAATATTTTCTGCCCATTCCAAAGACTCGAGTCCGCCCAATAAATATTGAGCAGTTTCGGTTTTTGTTTTGGCTGAAAATTTTATTATATTATGCAGTAAATCTAAACTTGCAAATTCATTATTTATTAATTGATTTGCAATTGAAATATTTACAGCAGTAATCCCTTTAGGATTGATTTCTTTAAGAGAAATTCCTTTTTCGGCATTTTGTTTGACGATGGGCGGGATTTCATAATTAAGGAGAATAGAATCAAAATTCATAAGTTTTTTAACTTCCTCTACTACAGCAGAAAAAGATAAAACCTCAACTCTAGCATTGGGAATTGCAGGAGTCGTTCCAATTAAAGTAATCCCACTAAATGAAAATAATTCAATAGAATCGTTTTCTCCAGATTCTAAGACGACTATTTCCATACTTAAGTTTTTAATTTGATCTCTATCTAAAACAAAAGCAACGTCTTTTGCGTATCTGCACCATATAATTCCATCTGCACAGAGCCATCTTTTTCCTTCTTCATCTGTTTCATAAAAAATATCACTATCAGATAAAATTACTCCAACTGCAATTTCATCAAATTCATGACCCATTAAATCTTTATTATAGCGATCATATTTTGCTACAATTGGTTTTCCTACTAAAGTTGGTCTTGCTTTTTCAATGCATTCCCATGAAATTGGCTTCTGGTGCTGATTATCACCTTCTGATACTATCCATAGACGAACTTTCATAAGTTCGCTATTTGATACTTCCATTAAATCAAACTTGCTTATTGCAAATGATAGCTTATTCATTTTTCACCTCCCTTCTAAAATAAAAGTGATTAAACCAACCACTTAATCCAAATTGGAGCAAAATTTATCATTTGTTGAAATTCTCTAGTGTTACTAAAATAATAAAAACCACTTTCATCTTGAGATAAAAGTGGAATGTTATTTTTAATTATGTAATTTTTGAGTATAGTTGATTTTGTTTTGTATGTATTAAAGAGAGAAGAGGGATTAGTGATAAACAATTATAAATCACCCCATAAACTAAACTTAATTTTATTAATTCTAGAGAATAATTCAATGCTAAAAGATTTATTTTCTTTTAATTCTTTTCCAAACCAATCAGGGATAATAAAATTATTCATAGATTCTTCATTTGAAAATTCTACTTCAACTATTTTGTCTCCCGTATCAAGAAAATTATCAATCTCTGCAATTAAATTGTCATCTAATTCAACAATTGTACGCTCTTTTATAATTGGTTTTTTATTAATTACTTCAAAAATCCTATCATATCTTTCTCTGCTAATACGATGCTCTAATTCTTCCCTAGTATTATCTTTAAGTTGATATTTAACTGTATGATAATAAGTATCTTTATTATCTGAATCAGTAATTTTACGAACTCTAACGTCAGGAGAAAAATTAGCATATGTCTGAGTGATTGTAAATTTATCTTTTACTTGAGAGGAAGGAGGATCTGATTTTAGTTTCCACCGTTTTTCACGTTCAATCACGCAGATAATTCACCTACTTTTTCTAAATATGACATAATAAAATCATTTAGTTTATCCATAACTCCTAGTAGATTATTTTTTCATTTCATTAGATGATGCATCTCTTGTAATTACTCCTGCGTCTCCTAATTCACCATCTGGTGTCCTTGGCCTTCCATTTTCAACATCTTTGCCACTCATTTGAGATGCTTTAATGATTGGAGTTAATCCATCTACAAACCCCTTTGCTTTACTCATTTTCATTTGATTTTGGAATTCGAACGGACTCATCCCCAATGAAGCACTAATTTTCTGAGGCAAGACTATCCCATAGTCTGCCAATTTTAGAGCGTTATCTAGTCTTTCTTTTCTGCTTGAAGGCATCTCGGTTCCTTCGAATTTCACGGAAAACTTAAATTTGCGTGTCTTTCTATTTATAAAATAATTCATAAAGTCTTCAAAATATGGATACATAAAAGTAACAACTTGTTCATCAATGGATAGACTGTTACGACTTTCTTCTGCGTTAGTACGATCTGTAGTATACAACAAACGTGAGTTATTTCCACTACTTGCAACTGCTACTTTATTATATTGATCTAATATATTATTATCAGAACCTTTAAACTCAAATGATTTAACATCCTCAAAGGGAGCGATAGCAAAATTTATCTCTTTAGCCAATCCTTGTCTAACTAAAGAGGCAAATTTTCCAGCCGTTTCAGGACTTAATTGCAAAGCATCTTTTACTGAGCCGCCTTTTGTATCTTTGTTAAATCCAATTAAACCAATCAACACTTTACTTGCTTCAATAATATATTTTGACGTTTGAAGTTTTCTGACTATTGGTCTAATTACCAATTCTGAAAACAACGGCGCGAAGAATGGAACATTTGTAGCCAGTTCAGGGTTGAACTTAAAACACCAGAATCCGTCTGCGGGGCTAGTTTGTCTCCAATAAATATAAGAAGAATTACGATTATTAATCGAGTTATGAGGAATATATTTATTAGTATTATTTTTTAACATTCCTAAATACTGTTTTTGCATTGACTTAGGATACATTTGTATATCCACTCCGGGTTGAGACAAAAAATAAATGTAATCAAAATCCCATAAAAACCCATAGTCCCATCTTCCTGTAATTTTACAATAATCAGCATTTAATTCCTGTAATAAATATTGATCTCCATCTTCACGAAAAACACAAAACATAGTTTCTCTACGAATAAGTTGGCGTAGAATAGATTTGAATTCTTTTTTATAATTAAATTTTTGCAAGAAATCTTCTAATATTTTTTCGTCTTTTTTATAAGCAGGGGTTGTGTAATCCTTTTTATCTGCATTTGTACAAGTATATGTTAAATCCCACGAAAGTAAATTTCCCAAAAATTGAATTTGCCGTTTATAAAGCATATCAATCATCTCAAAATATTCAGAAAGACCTCTTAATTCTTTTTCATTTTCTTTGGGATTTAATAAAGCTTTATCAATGATATCTTGGGTTCCTGCGATAGGGTTAAGATTTATATCTCTCATACGAGCATTTACTAGATCTGGAGTATAGATGTTGTTATATATATTTGACATTTGTTTTGCAAAAGATACTACATCCCATGTTTCTTGTTCTGTAAGAGGGGATGGGGGAGAGGTATCTGTGTTTGAAGTTTTCTTTCTTGTCATTGTTTAAAGTTGCCTCCTTTCTTTGTTTTAGGTTTAGAGGAACATTGTATATTGTGAGAGAATATCAAAATCATCCCTTGTTTCGGTAATATTATCTTCAAATGTTTTAATATACCAAGCACAATATGAAACGCTAGAATATCTGTCTTTATTGATTTTTCTAACCACTCTCTTAACCTTAAGTCTCCCATTATTAATATGTTCCAGTTGTAAGTTGACAATTTCCTCAATTAAAAAATCAGTTTGGACAAAGGGTACTATATTTGTCAAATAATCATTTTTATCATTCAAATCGTAGTCTATGTCTTTTTTTTTCTCAAGCAAACGTAACTTACCACTGTCAACAATATCAATAAAATTAACAATTACTTCTGTATTATTTGATTGCGCTTTTAGATCATATAAGCAATTTTCAAAAACTTCTTCATCAGGATTCGCATCAGTGTTTATTGTATTCCAACATCCTAATACTTCGCCATCAGCAGGATTAACTTGTGATTTCATTAATTCATCAATTATCCCCGATCCGAGACCATTACCGTCTGCAACGACCATTTTTGCATTATATTGTTTCTTTATTAATTTTACTTTAATAGCTTGAGCACTAAAACTTAAAGCATTAGAAATATTAATAAGATTTACTAGGTTCATACTTTTTACTTTTCCATTAGCAAGTCGTTCTACTTCAATAACTGCTACTGATGTTTGGTTATTTGAAGTATCTTGACTACGAGCTACATCTACTCCTAAAAAATAGCTACATTTATCGTTTGGAATAAAAACAGGTGATGTTAAATTTCGTATTTTTAATAAGTTATTTACATCTACCAAACAATTTTCAACTGACCCAACCCAATGACTCATATAGTTCATTGCGAACGCTATTGGTGAAGTATTCTTTTTTTTATTCTGCATTTGTTTTTTTGTAGAACCTCTTCCATACCAACATCCCAAATGCCAATCAGAACCTAAAACAATAACTCCTTTAAGTTCTATCATATCATCTACCATTCTTAGACTTCTTTGATATTCGTCACTACCTCTAAAACCAGATGTCGTGAAGAAATTTATTTGTTGATTTAATTCTTCCGGATTTGTCATACCAAGTTTTCCAACTGTCATTCGACCAACTTCGACGATAGGTTCAAGTGCATCTTCATAAACGACAGAATTCAACAGCGCACTTTCTTCAATATTCACTCTATTTCGACGTTGACCTTTACTTGTTTGAGCATTTGCAAGGATATCTATTCTGCTATTATTTACAAAAGTTATTTCTGCATCATTTTTTGAAAACTTTTTATCATAAATTTCATTATGAAACCAAGGATAATATTTCACTATTTCAAGATATTTATCTTTTAATAATTCTGCTGCATTTTCTTTTGTTTGAGCCGTTAGTGATAAATTTATTGACGGAAAGAGAATAGAAATTACAAACATTGCTAAAACTTCATTAAATGTTTTTCCAAATCCTCTAGGGAATACCCCATAAAAACTCATAAACCTAACAGTTGCCCTAAGAAAGGTTCTTTGGTCTGGATGTAGATTGATTCCTCCTGTTTTAGGTTTTAATAAATCTAAAAGGAGATCGGGGTAAAACCTAGCCCATGAAAGAAATTCAATATATTTATTTAAATTTTCATTAAATGCGTCCGATTCTTTTTTCCCTTTTGAATCTACAGTACTATTAAATTCTGGATTATAATTTGTTCTACTTTCTTTTTGAGTATATTTTGCGTTATCGCTTTGAAATTTACCATATGAAGGCATTAATCATCACCTTCAAATCCCTTCATCATCTTCTATTGATATATTACATACTGTTTCCTTTTCATCATCGGTAATAAATTTTAATATGTTTTCTCTATTCCCTTCAGTTGGGTCATTTTCGAATATCCCATAAGGATCACCATATTGTTTTATGTAATCTGCTTTTCTTTCATCATAAAATTTATATATATCCCCATATTCCACAAGAGGCATTCCTTTTAAATGCCTTTCATAATTTACATAGCACCATATATTAAAATCTAAAGCATCATTTGGTCTAAATTTAAATCTTGGTAAAATGGGGATTATATCAACTTCTCTTTCGATAGCTTGAGATAATTCACTTATTGTATTTAATCCTTCTGTCAAATCTGCTTTACTTAATTGACTAGGATTTATTTTTGCGCTTGTTGCAGCATCTTTAGCCATACCAGCCCAATTTTTTGATTCTGCCACATCACCTTTTGCGGTAGCTATTTCTTCTTTAACTCTATATCTAATATAATTTAATAATGCTTCGGTATGCATAGCTGTCTTTTCAGAATAATTATTTTTAAGCTGATTATATTTCTTTTCGAAATAATAATATTCTTCATTTGTATATCCATAATTCCACTTATCAATTATTTCATTAGTTACAACGAATCCATCCATATGTGAATTAGCACCTTGTTTGTTTGCAAAATTATTAGCACTATCATAATTTAATTCTTGTTCTATCTCTGGCAACATTTTAGAATCTTTCCATCCTAGTTTACGGTATTGAGACATGGCTGTGTTTTTCATATAGACACCCATGACCTCTCCACCTTCTTCAAGTGAAGATTTCCATAAATTATATAAAAATGGTCTATCAAATAATTGTAATGTACTTTTAACTTTGTCTAAAACTACATTTCCTTGTTCGTCACTAATCATATCTTTAATGCATTTTTTGCAATATAAAATCCGACCCATTTTATGAATCGGATTGTAACTAACATAGTATTCAGATTCCTTTTTTAAATCTCCACAATTTTGACATGAATATTCTTTTTGAATTCTTTTTGGTTTTTTAGTTGTATTTTTAGGTCTCCCTGCCATAAACACTTCTCCTTAAATTAATAAAAAGAAATTATAATTCAAATAACCTCTTCTAAATCTTTATATTTTCCACTATAATAATTATCTAAAAACTCATAAAATTACTCTTCGGTATATGAAATACTAACAATTATTTAATTGATAATATTCATCCCTATAAAACCAAATATATCCTTTAAATTGTTTATATTTATGCTTGCAACATAACATTATACTGTTGGCATTATACCCTAACTGTCTAGTTACCTCTCTTAAACTTCTAAATTCGTTTATATAATTACCGTCCATATCACATTGGACAACTTCCCTTTTGTTTTTATTATTATTTCTTAATTTTTCCCTAGTTTCAAAAGAAACCTCTAACCCTAAAGGACTTCCTGCTGTTGGGCACAAATTATATCCAATATTTCTTTCAAAACAATTTGTATTATCAATCCAATATTGTTCCCTCTCAATGAGTTTACTTTTATCGTCAACCAACTCGATTATTTCAAACTTGAAATTATCTTGACCATATTTAATCCACGATCTTTGTAGGTATTCATTTTCATGATTTTGTTTGTTTAATTTACTTATATGTGCTTTCTTTCTATCTATTAAATCTACCGCACTACCTATATATATTTTACCATTAAATAAATTAGTTATCCTATATATTCCTGACGCATATTCCGTATATTCAATTTTTGAAAAAGTATCATCATTTATATCAACAATCAAACATTTCTTGCATGTATTTTTATAACCACTAGGAGTATTATCTTTCCAAAAATTATTGTCATTCATTTCAATAAGACAATCGCACTCTTTACATTTTTTAAACATAACTCCATTAATGTTTTTGTAAATACTTGAATTATGAAGATATAGGAGACTCATATTTTGAGAAATATTCATTCTAAAAGCTTTTCTTCTTATACTGTCCTCACTCCTACTTGGAAGTAATTTTAATAAATCATCAATATATGTATTTTCATAATTCATTTTTAAAATTGATTCCTCTTCATTAGACCAAGTTTTGAATGATAATCTTTCTTTATTTTTTTTAATGCCTAAACTACTAGTAATATAAACTACGCTTTTGTATTTAGATTCTGATCCAAATTTTTCTATTAATTCATTTTTGCTTGATTCAATATAGTTTTTACAAATCCATAGAACATCTTCTAAACTCCAATTGTCTTTAAAGCGTGTTGACCTAGCATTATGCCAATTAATTACTTCTGTTTTTGTTTTACTCATCTCTAATTCCTTCTTTCCGTATATTTTTTATTTCCGTACTAATCATTAAAAATAAATAGAAGAGAGGGTACGGAAATGGGTCATGACTCCCAAAAACCTCTCTTCCTTCTTCACAGTATTTTTGTGAATATTAAAAGACACTTACATTACGCAAGTGTCCTCTCAAAACACAAAACTTTATTATTTATAACTCAAAACCAAACCCATAAATTTTCAAATTGATTGGATATTAACTATCCAAAAACTCCATCATATTATATTTAACATTTTCTTTGCCCATTTCTAAGCACTTATATGCCAGTTTTACCACTCCGTCTACAATACAATCTGTACAAGCGTCATTAAAAATCTTATCTAAACATTCCCCGATAGAATCCTTAATCTCATCCTCTAAACATTCATTGCAACAACATAATGCATCAACTTCACTTTTCGCTTCACAGATAGGGCATTCATACTCATCTTCCAAATCATTTTCCTCACAATCTTCAATATCATTAACATCCTCGACCATCTCACACCAAGACCACGTTCCATCACCATTTAGATACTTATCAACTTCCTCTTTGGTCATATTAGTATCTGTAAAAATAAAATAATCGACAAATTGATCAAAAGGATCGACGAATTTATAGTGGTCATACCCTTTTGCAGATTCACAATAAAACCTAATACCACCTTCATCAAACCACATGTTCACATAAAACTCATCATTGTCCAAATCTTCATCTTCGTCAACAATATCATATTCTTCATCAAGGTATTCTGAAATATAGATTGCTAGAGGTTTATTTACTACCATAAGAAAATTTCTTGATTCTTCAATATGGATATTGATAACATTTTTAATATCTGACAAGGTTAATTTATTGCTCATTAAATGTTCCTACCTTTTAATTATTTATTATTGGTTAGATAATCTCATCCACCAAACCATATTCCAACATTTCTTCACTAGTCATACACCACTCATAGCGACTCATTTTCTCATACTGATCTTCAGTTATTTTAGTATGAGACAGGATAAAATCCTTAATTTTTGTTTCATACTTCTCACTAAATTTAAAATAATCCTTAACCTGAGTAGCAGTGCCTTCTAAATATGTGCTTCCACTATGAATTAATGCCGTACTAAACGGATAGCACTTTACATTTACATTAGGATTATTAAATCCTGCCATTACAATAAGACTACCCATTGAGTAAGCATAAGCCATAATAGTAATAGTAGTTTTTGTTTTAAGTTTGGTTATTAAATCGCATAGAAATAGACCATTATGTACTTGACCACCATTTGTATTTAAAAGGATATTAATTTCATCTCCTGTACCATCATTATCCATTTCCATTAAAGGTAAACAAACACATTCTATTGTTGCTTCTGAAATTGTATCATTAATAATAATTGTTCTGTTTCTGATTCCTTTGAAATACTGGTACATAATAGGATCTGATGTTTCAGATAATTGTGATACAAGTTCATTTATATCAAGACTTCCTAGTTCTGACATAAAAATACCTCATTATTCTTTCAATTTATTTATTATTTTAATTTGCAATCATAAGCAGATTTTACCCAAACATAACCTCCTGCTGTTTTACCTTTTCCATTAATGCACTGTCTAATATTTTGTTTTTTGATTCCAGTACATTTTTCAGCATTATAAATAGAAGGGAATTCCATAACTAATTCTCCGCTTAATGTATATTGGAATATGGATATTGGTTTACCAGCATTTAAAGTACGTGGCAAATGCTCCTTAATATCAAAGCTATTAGACGAATAATTATCTAGATATAGCCAGATATACCCGTATGCTGTTTTTCTATTCTTATTAGTCCCTTCGCAACATTCTCTTATAGATTTCGTTTCAAAACCTTCAATTCTGTTTATCTGATTCATGTAATCGTAAATTATTATTATATTACCATTCATATCCATCTTAATAACTTTCTTTGAAAACATATTTCCTTTATTATATTTTGAATCAGACATCTTCTTACGTGTTTCAAGTGAAAGCTTTCTTCCTTTTATTTTTTTACTCATTGTAATCTTTATTTTGCCATTATATTTGTAGTTATTCAATCCACCACTTGTTGAATTATATCCATTGATAAAAGAATCGTACTTTTGTATATAGTAGATTTCTTTATTTGATAAATCGTCTTTATTACAAATTTCTAGTATTTCAAAAATAAAGTTATCTTGACCATATTTATTCCATGACCTTTGTAAATATCTATTTGTATGGGTATTAAGAATTAATAGCCTCTTATGTTCGTAGAATCTTTTATTTAAATTACTTGATAAACCGATATAAACCTTATTATTAGCTAAGTTTTCAATCTTGTATATCCCAATATTTCCTATTGTTTTCTCTTCCACATCCCCATCTCCTTTATTTTTGCAAACAAAAAAGATGGTAGAAAAACACTCTACCATCAACTCCACACAGAAAAACAGTCTGAGGGAGTAATAATTTTATATAATTATTTTAAATTACAATCATATGCAGATATAAAACCTTTATCACCTACTATTGTTACTGTTTGACTAGTTTCTCCAGAATAGCGGTGGTTAGTACAATATTCATCATGTGTGACCCATACTCCGCTAGTGATTACTTTACATTTGTCTATGGTGAGTATTTCAAATATGTGACGATGGCCTAAAAATATTAGTTTTGGTTTCTTATCTAATAATGCTAACATTTGATTTGGAGCATTCTTAACATTTCCATAATCGCCATGATACAAAGCACAATAATGACCTTTTACATAGAATTCTGCAATTGTATTTTCTAATATGGATTTTTCAAACTTCACATTCTTCAAATTAGCAGTCCGTATTTCCATAAATTCCAATACAAAATTCTCATATCTATCTTTATTTTCTGAACGTTCTTTTATATCATTACGCGAGTGATTTCCGGTTACAAAATGAATTACAACATATTCAAAATGGTTGCTCATTTTTTCAATAAACTTAGACATATATTCAGAAAATCTTTTTGTTTGTTCGACTATTCCGTATTGATTATTCCTTATGATGGTTTCATGAATTACACCACTCAGGGCATCGCCACTAAAACATAAATGACATTTATTAATCTTTTCTTTCTTTTTGATATCTAAAATTTGTAAAGTGTAATTTGCCAATCTTTCAAGAAAAACTTCTTCATTATATTTTTCAAATTCATTATCTACGGTTAGGCCAAAATGAGGATCTGAAATCTGAATTACCATTTCATTTTCTTCACTATATAAATGTTCGGGTTGCTTGAAGACGATAGGGGAGAGGTCTTTGATACTCTCCTTAATTAAATCGGCCATTGTTTCTTTTCTTGCAAGTATTCTTATATCCTTATTTATAGAAGTTCTTAAATCTTGAAGTTTGATTCTTTCTTTTTTAAGATTAATTTCCTTCATATCTAAGTCGGATATTTTCTTATCGATAATAGGAGAGGTTAGATTATCTTTAGACATATCTAATTTTCTTAAAGTCCCATCTCGATCTTGTCTTTTTTTTACAAACTGTCTATAGTGTTCACCAGATTTAAATTGATTTCCTTGATGTTTATTTAAATCATTCCACGAAGGATTATTTGTATTGAATATTTGTTTATATTTATCTCTATTATTCTTGAAGTCTACACCTATAGAGTATAATTGATCTCTATCCATTAATAACCTCAAATCTAAATTTATTTTCAAATTAAAATAATCCCCTTATCGACCAAACAGGGGAGTAGTAAACTTAAATATCCTTTATTAAATAGGTACACTATACCAACAATCCTGACACAAAAATATTTCTTGTTCACAATAATATTTATACCAGAAACGGAATTTTCCGCATACTGGGCATTGAGTATCTGCATTTTCAATATTCAATTTTAAATTTTCCATAGCAAAATAATCCGTTACTAAAAACTTATAAGAAGTTATAAAATACATACATAATTTATAACTCTATGTTTTATTCCTTATTCATCGTGTTCTTTTTCGCAATATTACTATTACTACTCAAGTTGCTTAA